CGGCTCGTCATAGATTTCTGCATTTTCTTCGCGCAGGCTGACCGTCACGCCATAGTCCGAGGCCAGCCCCCAATTATCGATGACGAACGCATAGTTGCTCAGGCCATAGCGGGCGGTCCCCAGCTGCACGGTCTGCATCGCGCGCGTTTCCAGTCCTGCGATGTTCATCGGCCATGTGACTGTCTTTTCGCACTGCGCGCGCCGCAGCATGATTTCCAATATCCGCTGCCCGCGCGTGTGGCTGCTGATGTGGGCCAGGTCGAAATCCATCTGCCGCACATCGACGTCAGGGATCGAGCGGGTCGGGACCGGCATAGGCTGATACAGCGCCTCCGGATCGACGAAGGTACCACTCACCTCCGTTGCGACCTTTTCCGCCTTCACCATCGGCGACACGCGGATGCCGCCGGCCAGGTCTTCTTCGTGCAGCGTCGCGCTGGGCGGCGTCCAATATCCCGGCCGCAATAGGAACTGCCCCTCGGAATAGGTGAAGCTGCCTGCGCAGCATGTGACGAACGTGTCCCGCACCTGACTGGGCGCCGCACCGCACTCGATGAGGCTGTCGAATGTGTAGCGCTTTTCCGTGCCATCCAGCGTCGGGACATCCTCATCACAGATGTTGGTCCACGCTGCCATCAGGCTGTCGTCCGGCATTTCGTCGGCGGCGGCGCCAAACCCGCCTTCGTCGCGCGGCAGGCGCATCCACCAGTAGAAGGCCGGGATGGCAAGGTTGCTATACCCCACCGATCCGTCACGCGGGTCGCGCACTTCGTCGGATCCGCGAATGACCGCAGTCATGGTCGGCATGCCTGCCTCAACGACCTTCTTCGTCATCTTGAACTTGGCATAAATCTTTGCAACGCCATAGCCGACATGATCCGTCGTCCACTTGCCACCGGTGGAGGCGCGCCAGCCAGCGGGCGTTTCGTCAGTGTCGTAGCTACCCCGCCCGAACCACAACCAGGCGGCATTGGCATATTTGCCGCTTGTGACGAGGCCTGTCACCGGATTGACCGTGACTTCCTCGTCATTGAGGAACCATTTGACAACGCCCGCGCACCGGTGTCCCGCCGCCGACCAGATGAAATGACGATAGTGATCGCCGAGGACTTTGGACGGGTGATAGAAGCTCAGAACACCGCCCTGTCGTCGCTCACCGATGATGATGAAGCTGTTGGCGTTGGTGTTGCGAAAATTGAGTGGCGGAGGCGCGCCAGCTTTTGGCTTTCCAGCTATTGCCATCATAGCCAAGCCGCCCGCGATGGCCATTACGCTCGCGGCGAGTGCAGTAGCGGCCGCGACGGCCATCGCGGTCGCTGTCGTGGTCCCGATAGCGGCGAGAAACGCAGCACCGAGCGCAGGCGCGAAGGCAGCAACCGCAACGACCAGCGCGACTGCTGCCACGGTCTTCAATATCTTTCCCATTGGAGTTGCGACCTTTTGTCGTAATGTGTCGCGCTGAAGGAGACAGCAATGCGGCGGATGCTATGTTTGTTCGGTCTTGCGGTCGGTGCATGCTCGACCTCGGCTGAGCTCCACACGCGACCGCCAATCAAAGAAGCCCAATCCAGCCAAAGCGTCGCCGAGATCAGCGCCTGCATTCTCGCTAAGACGGATCGGTTCAGGCCACGGCCACGATATGAGCCATTGCCGAACGGAGTTTCCCTAGTTGCGATTACCGATGGCGCCGGTGTGATGACGACATTCTGGAGAGTCGATGTTATCGACGAAGGTTCGACGCGGCTCGTTCAACTGTACGCGAAAAGCTTCGACCAGGATTTGGATGTGGCTGTACGTCAATGCGCCATGCCCGATTGACTAAACGCATCGGCGCACATTGCTCGCCGTAGAAGTGGGCATTCTCACCCGCGCAGACCCCGATCGCCCAACCTAGTTGGACGATGTCGCCCCTGCGGGCGAAGCGAGGAGAGCAAGGGGCTCCATGGACAGCGTTGATAACACCGCTCATGGTCCTGACGCCTAAGCGCCGCATCATCGCTGCCCACTCTGACGGGCGACGCGGCATAGGGCCAATAATCTCACAGATATCAAAGCCAGTGGCGGACTTCACATGCGCTCGCCAAAGGTCTCCGCAATGGCAATGCCAGTCTGGGTCAGACATTTTCCTGCTTCGCCTTCGCCCATAGGACCGGAACTTCATTAAGCGTTGCTTGAAATTCGAAGTATCGATCTCCGTTGAAGCGACGCCTCTGATAGTCATCGTTCATCCGCTTGATCGAGGGCTTTTTCTGATCGATCGCTCTACTTTCGCCTTCGGCTGAGACTGTTAGTGTGTCGCCCGCGTCATCGATCTCGTATCCCTGCAAGGTGCCCTTCCATATCTTCTTAAAGGCACGCACGGTTTGATAGTCGTCATCCAGGCTGCCGAGATATAGTTCGTACCGGCAGCCTCTGATAGCCTGATCCACAACATCGTCCCGAAACTCTCCCGGGACACGGAAAAGAGTAACCTTTACTCCAGCAGCTGCGCCGTCTGTCCCTTCGCCAATCACGCTGATCGAAGCAACACCTTCAATTCCTATCCAGATCGCATCGCCAAATTCGATCTCACCCTTCCCGGTGAACGCGAAAACGGGGTCGGGAAAATCGATATGCACCGCCAGAAACGGCCGCAGCGTCGGCGCCGCCACGTCCTCCGCCAGCGCTGCCGGCAACAGCCGCTTGTCCATCAGCTAAGATCTTCTTCGAATTCGAGCGTGTAGGTTGACTTGGGCTGACGGCCGAACGCCTCGCTGGCGCCCGCATCCTCATTCATCAACTGGAACCGGCCCGGCGGCCGCATGGTGATGGCCTGCCCGGACAGCAGATCGGCGGCCAGCGCTGGTCGAAAACGCATCTCCACCCGACCATCTGCATCCGCCACGCCATCGTGCATGAACATATGTGGGCGGCCATCCCCGCCGAAATAGTCGCCCGTGTTGAACACTTTCTCACCAGGCTGAAAACCGGCCCAGATCATGACGAACGAGCCAGCCCGCGCTGTCTCATTCAGTGGCTCGGCCTGGCGCGGGATGAAAAAGCGTTCGCCCAGGCGGAATGTCTCTCCGCCGCCAAACGTGTAGCGATCGCCATCGAACTGGCTGTAATAGCGGCGCAGGCCCGCAGGATAGGGGCGTCGAAAGTCCCATAGCATGGTGCGGTTCAAACCGCCCTCCATATCCGCGATCAGCGCATCAATACGCGCGCCGCGCGCCGCCGCCCCTTCGCCGCCCGTCCAGGCTGCATTGAACGTCAGCCGGGCGACCCACATCGGCGCGGACAGGCCATAAACCTTGCGCGTCCGCGTCATCGGGCTGGTCGATCCGCCGACATGCGGCCGCAGGTAGAATATGACGCGTGACGGATGCAGGTCCGCCGGCCATTCTATTACTGCCATGGATCAGGCCGCCCTGCGCGTGGTGTCACCCATCGCCGCCAGCGTTTCCTGCTTGATCGCATTGGCCAGCGGCTCGACATGCTCCATCCGCACCAGGTCGACGGCGCCCGACACCTGTATCGTCTGATAGACGTTCGTCTGCCGCTGGCCATTGTCATTGCCCGCCAGCAGGCGACGCGTCTCGGCCGCGCTGCTGACCCGCGCGCCGCGCGGCAGGGAAACCAGTTCCGGCCCATTCTCGGCCAGCCACATGGCGCCGCCGGATGTATATTCTGTGCCGGTGGCCGCGAATCCGGCATTCAGCCCATAGGATGACGGAATGACCTGCGTCGCCGCGCTGCCGCCGGTCGATCCACCCAGCAGACTGCCGAGGAAACCGCCAATACCGCCGCTACCCAGCGTCGGCAGATTGGTACCAAACAGCGAATTCTTCAGCGGATTGATCGCCGCCAGCATCAGCATTTCCTGGACCAGATCGGTCAGGATGGACTTGACCCGGTCGCCCCAGCTCTGGGCCGAACTGATATCGAACAGCGTATCGATTGCGCGCGCGCCGAATGCGCGGGTTTCCTCCCAAAGGGCGGTCTGTTCGTCCAGCAGCCGGCGGCGCTCTTCCAGCGCATCATTACCCGCCAGAAGCGCTTGAAATTCATCGCTCTGGACATTGACGCCCTCGCGCCGCGCCTCCTGTATCAGACGCAGTTTCGACAATTCCGCGTCGGTGAGATTGTCGTTAGCTCCCAGCAGCTGCTGTTTCAGTACCAGGCTTTCCATGTCCTCAGCCTGGCCCTGCGCGGTGCGTTTGAAATAAGCATCGGCTCTTTCCAGCCGCTCCTGCTCGGCATCAGCCAGCTTCTTCTGTGCCTGCGCAGCAGCGTCGATCGCGTCCTGCTCCTCCTTCGCGATGACGCCGACGCCAGTCATGCCGATCGCGGCTCCCAGCGCCTTCGACCGATCATCCTGTCGCTCTGTCGCCGACTTGCCGGCCCGGCCGTCGAAGCGTCCACCTTCCCATGCCAGGTGGTAGTGGTCGCTGTGCCCCTTATCGCCGGGACCAAGCAGTTCAAGGATGGTCAAGCCCTGCGCCTCAGCCCAGGCGCGCACGTCCGCCTTACTCATGGCCTTCATGCCGCCTTCCGGCACGAAGTCGATAGCCTGATTGCGGTAATGATAGCTGTTCTTGACGTGCTTGCCGCCGGTGGTGGACGTGACGGTCACGCCTAGCCCTTCGGCGATCGACTTCCCAACCTGAGACGCCGTGGCATTGGCGCCATCGTTACGCACCTTGGCCGATTCACGCACGGCCGCCTGGGCATCCTCGATCGATTTCAGTTCGGCGTCACGGGCGGCGCGGAGCTTTTGCAGGTCGCGGGCGACCTTCTCCGGGTTGCCGCCAGCCTCATACAGCGCCGTTTCCTGCTGTCGATAGCGCCGGCGTACCCGGTCCGCTGGTGTATCCAGCGTGGACAGGATTTCGCCCTGATATAGACCGCGTGCGCGATTGGCGGCCAATTCGGCTTCGGCAACCGACGCCTTGTTTTGAGACAGCAACGCCTCCAGACGCGTGATTTCCGCCTGCGCGCCGCCAATGCCCATAGCCGAAACATCGCTGCGGGCCGTGCCTGGGCCTCGCGTCTGGGACACGCGATATTCCAGATCAGCCTTGGCCAGGTCCAGCAGCGCCTGCGTCCGGTTGCGGGTTGCGACCTCAGCCTCACGCTGGGATTCTGCCTCCATATAGGTGGCACGCGCCCGATCCTCGGCGGACTGGACGGCATTCCTCAACTGCTCGCGCAGCGATTTCACAGCCTGCTCATGGTCCTTCGCGGCCTTTTCCGCTTCCTTGTCGGCGTCCGCGTTGGACAGCATCTGGGCGCCTAGAATGGCCGCCACCGACGTCGCCGCCATGAACGCGGCGGCCCATGGCGTCTGAAGCAAACCGATCAGGCCGCCGGCTTCCCCCTTCATCAGGCCAATGGCCTGCACGACCTGCGGCGCCTGCATGCTGATCGCCATGACGCTGCCCTTGAAGACATCGCCACTACCGGCCGCCATCGCCAGCTGCACGCCCAGATCCTGGAACTGATAGCCCAGCTGCTGGGTACCGGCGCGCAGCTGGCCCATCGACACACCCCCCGCCGCCTGCGTCCGAACCGTGTCGTTCAGCGCATCCATCGCCTGCCGCTCGACCAATATATATTGCTCTTCCGTCAGGATCTCGCGGCGGCGGAGCTCGGTGGCGGTTTCGACAGCGGCATTATATTGCATCTGCGCGGCAAAGAGCGGATCGACCTGCGCCAATATGACGTTGCGCTGGGCGATCAACCGGTCCTGCTCGGCAAACAGGGCGGCCGCCGATGCCTGGGCACTACGCATGCCGCCAGCATCAAAGGCCGCCCCATTATCGACCGCGCCATAGCTGCTGCGAAACACCGGGTTCGCCGTGTTGGTCGCGCCGGCAGCGTTAGGGAGCGCCATGGCAACCTTGGCCGCCGTCGCCTCCAGTTTCTCGATCGCCTTTTCCGCTGCCGCTGCGTCGCGCTCGAAAGCCCGCCCGATCGAACGAGCGGATTTGTCGCCGCTTTCGCCGATCTCGCGAAAATCGTTGATAAGCTGGGCCTTGCCCTCGCTCACCAGACGATAGGCGACGCTTTGACGAGCCATTGCTACTCCCCATCGGCGGCGGGTTCGTCCGCCGGGCTACGTTTCAGGATGGCCGCTTCCGCACCGGGAAGCACATCAGCCAGCATTTCCATGTCAGCGCCCATCGCCTGACCCAGCGCCAGCGCAGCGCCATAGTCGAGAGCGAAGGGCGCACCATTCGCCGACACGCGAACTTGCCCGCCTAGGCGGGCGATGCAGTCCCAGACGACTTCGCCCGCGTCGGTTTGTGGTTCTTCTTTGAGGTAGGGGCATTCTTCGCACCGCCGGTCTTCTCCGCCGCAGCTGAGCCGGCAATAGTCTTCCCCTGCGTCGCCCCCGTCGAAGTGCCATTTCGCGAGGGCGACGATCCGTTTTTTTCCTTCGCCGCCCGGGCCCAGGGCACGACATAGGCCGCGTCGATCTGATCGAACAGCACCGGGTCGGCCAGGACTTCCTCGATACGCTCCGGCGTGGGCTGCCCCATCAGCTTGCCCTTGGCATCGCCCAGACCTTTCCAGCCCCGAATGCCAAGCCGCATCAACGTCGATGAGAAAATATCACCGGTTTCATCAGCCAGTTCGTCGCCATCCATATCGGGATGAGCAGCGATGAACTTGCGCACGGCGCGACGCGCGGCACGCACCATCGGGCGGTCGATCGGCGCGAAGTCGATCTGCACGCCGCAGGGCAGTTTCGTGAAGCCCTTGGCTCCCTGTCCAACGACATAGACCATCAGTAGGACGCCTTGTCGTTGACCAGCAGGGCGGTCAGGCAGGGTTCGCCCTCGCCACTGGCCTGCCAGTTATAGGTGGCCTGCACACCACCTGGCCCGGTGATCGGCCGCTTCACGCGTGGCAGGAAGACACGGGGGATCGTGAAGGTCAGGCTAAAATCACCAAACGACCATCCGAAGCTGAGTTCGACCGGCGTCTTGTTGGTGGCGTCCAGCTGGAGCTGGTGGCTGGAGAATCGCGAGACGATGTTGCCGGTGGCACGGGCCGTGCCGCCGTCCGCATCCTCGATCTCGCCGTCGGGCTGGATGGTCTCGATCTTGTCCAGCGCGTTGGTGAAGGCGAGATTCGCGGAAACGATCGAGCCGAGTCGCGTGCCCTCGCGTTTGATCTCGCCGCTGAACTGGGCATAGCGGTCAACATCCAGGGCAGCGGCGAGCGCCCCGGCGCCGGTGAGAGCAACCGGCTCGTCTTCTCCTTTGCCGATCAGGGCGAAGGTTGCGTTCAGGAGGCCCGCCCGCTGCATCTGGATCTGCATGGTGTTGGCACGGATGCCATAGGACATGGCAAAGCTGGGCACGTCAGGAAACTGGGTTTCGATCGACATGCTGGGCAGGATGGTCTTTCCGGACGTGAACAGGTGCGAATACTCACCCGTTGATCCGGTTGTGGTCGGATCACCGAGCAGCAGTTTCAGCCAATAACCAAAATAGCGGACGTCGACCGGCACAACGGTGTTCGCGTCGTTGGTGACCACACCATAGGTCGGATCGTAGGTTTCCCGGCCATTGCCGAGCAGATCGCTTTCCTCCAAAGGCTCTTCGGCGCCCAGATCGCTGCTGACGAAAGGGAAGCCGATATAGCCGCCAGCGGGCGGCGTCCCATAAGCAGTCTCGAAGGCGCCCGCCAGTTTGGCGTTCGCGCCGCGTGCGCGTCCCATAGCATTACTCCTGTGCTGGCGGGCTCAGTGGCCCAGGGGATTGGTGGTCGAATAATGTACGATGACGGTCAGGCTCACCCACCGGGTGGTCGCTGCGCCGCCGATCAGCTGATCGTCTTCAGGGCCGGGAATGACGTCGAGCCAATCGACAAGTCCGCCCAGCGTTCGGTCGGCGATGATCGCTTCGCCGAACGTTTCCAGCATCGTGTCCAGATCGGCCGCAGGATCCTCGGCCGCTGGCGAAGCTGCAAACTCCATCTCCATCTCATGCTGCCAATGATAGGTGACCGGGTTCAGATCGACATCCGGTTCGCCGGGGTCGCCGGGATGCCCGATCACCGTGCCAGCCTCGCCTATCGATTGCGGTCTGGCCGTATCCTTGTCGAAACCGCGCACCTGCACTTGGCCCATGGCCGCCAGCGTCAGGGCCTTCAGCCCCATGACGACATCAAAGCGCTTGGACACGGGTCAGGCCTCCGCCGCCAGATCATTTTCGAAATCGACGCCGACACGCTTCGACCACCGGTCAAAGATCGCATCAGGATCGATGATTTTGCGGCCACGGACCCATGGCACGAACACGAACATCAGGACGCGCTGCATCTCCCGTGGTTTCAGGCCCTTTCGACCTGCAAGCCGCACCGGCGTTGCCTGGCGAACGCCCGGCCGTTTCCGACTGTTGGCGCGAACGACTTCGACAAAGCCCAGCTTCGCGCCGCGTCGCCCATTCAGCATGATCAGATCCTGATTGAACGACGTCTCGACTTCCTCGACCGTCATCCGCCGTTTGCCACGACGCGGGACCATGGCCGTGGGAATAGCCAGAAACTTGCGCCCGCCAAGCGGCCGCACCATCGCATCCGACATATTGAAAGCGATGATCTTGGGCGCTTTGGAATAGACGAAACCGGCCTTGTCATCTGGATAAAAGCGAGATTGCCAAGCGGCGGCGATGCGGGGCCCCAGTGCCCGTGCCGTGTCCGACCGCAATTCTGCCTTTAGCCCATCTGTGCCCTCGCGGATCCGCTTGGCTTCGATCTTGTCGATCCGCGCCAGCTCTTTCTGGAGGGCCCGGTCCAAGCCGTCCAGCGTGACACCCGCCTTAAATGGCAAGGCGCGTCACCTCGCAAAGCCAGACCGCCCGTCGATCTAGCATTGGTTCGCCGATGACGCGATACTTGCCGCCGCTCTCCGACGGCTCGATGATCTCGCCTTCGGAGGGCCTTAATACCTCAGACCGACGGACGCGGACGAACCGCGCCATCCCGATTATCCGGCTATCGCCCATCTGCACATCGTCATTCTGTTCCCGCAAAATGACGCGCACAGGCAGCGGCGTGCCAGCCCAAGCCGCATCCTCTCCCAGCTTTCGAAAGATTGCGTCTACCAGACGCCTGCGCGCTGAGATGAAGGACACGGCCTGAACTCAGCGTCAGATCGACTGGTGCAACCGGATCTGCCCGGTTGCGACGGCCGACTCCTTGGCAACCGCCGCCACCGCGCATTTGGTATTATCCGTAGCGGTGACGGTGAAGCGCTTGTTGGCATCGTCCCAGTACAGGGTCTGACATTCCGCCCACGCCTGGGTCGACGCGTGGGTTGCCGCATCAACCTCGAAAATACCCTCGACTGCGCCGGCGAATTTCTCGCCTTCGGCAGCAGTGGTCGACGGCACGACGATGTAGGCGCCGATCTTGACCGGCTTGCCGGCAATGACACCGCCTGCCGGAGCAGTCAGGTCGAGGCTGCGGCCCTCAGAAATCCAGTTCTTCATGTTCAGTCTCCAATGCTCGGATGGCAGATGTCACTGCCATCCGCTTCAAGGATTGGGGCGATGCCGGCTTACGCCGGCGCCGCGCCCGGATTGCGATAGGCACCGCGGTAATCGATCGCGTCGGCGTAGAAGTCATAGGTGACGCGGAAGCCAACGCCGTCGGTCGACCAGCTCTCCTGCGTCATCAGGCGCGGTGCCGGCGAGGATTCCAGCGAGCCAAAGACCCAGACGGACGCCTGAGCGGGATCGGCATAGAGTTCCCATGCATAGTCGCCGATCGATCCTTCCACGACCGGATCGAGACGACCGGAGAAGGGGTTGACGTTGTTCGCCTGCTGCGGCTGCAGCGGGGAAATGAGCTGCTCGGCCAGCGTTTCGACGTCGGGGCCGACCAGAACCTGACGTGGCGTCAGATTCATCACCTGGCCCTCGATGTTCTTCTGCTTGCGGATCGCCGCTCGGCCCGCACTGAGCCCCGGAATGGACAGCACGGTGCCGGCTGCAGCCAGGTTGCCGTGGTCAGCATGGAACAGCGTCTTTCCATCGGCAAGTTTCGGCCCCAGGCCGCCATTGGCACCCTTGACCGTATAGAAGAAGGCATTTTCGAACTGGGCGATCATGGTGCCGATCGAGCCGAACACGTCATCGAACGCCCCGATATCGTCGTTGACGATGGCCTGACGGGTCAGGGTCAGACGGCGACCGAAGGAACCGAGCTGCACCTGCTCCTTGCCTTCGCCGATGGTGCCGGCCTTGATTTCGCCGTCTTCCAGATAAGGCTTGAGCGTCGGGAAATCGCCGACACGCAGCAGGCTGGTGGGCCGGAAATCGCGCAGGTTACGACGCCGCGCGATCGCAGTGAAGGTCGGCGCTGCCGCCTGATACCGCTCCAGCAGAATACGCTGGCCGGTCTGCTCCATGATCAGCGGGAAGTCGGAAGTGGTGTGGGCGGCGCGCATGATGATATCGGCGTCGCGCTCGCTGGTCGACACGTTGGCGCGGGCACGGGCAAGATCGAGGATCGAATAGCCCATATATTGCCGCTCGCCATCCTGCGGCGCACGGCCCATCGCCCGGCTTACCAACGCTCCCACGATGAGGCCGCGCGTGGTTTCCTGCTCGTCGCGGGTCACTTCCACGCGCGGGCCGCCGTGCGCGCTGCCCGTTGCGGCGCGCTGATGCTCGGCAGCAGCGGTGAGGAGGGCCGAACGGGCGGTTTCCGCGCTGATTTCGCCGCGTTCGTTCTGGGCGACCAGTTCCATCGCTCGCGTCGCGACGGGCTCGCCGAACGAGCGAGCATCGGCAACGAAGCCGAGGGCTTCACTGGGGCCGAACCGGCTGATCGCAACGATCGGCGCTGGATGCGCCGCGGGGGCCTGACGATGCTCGACAGCCGGAGCTGCCGCAGGGGGAACGATGGGCGCAGCCGCGCCGCTTAGCAGATTACGCCGCATATCTTCTTCCTCTTCGAGTGTGGCGGAGCCGGGAACATCCGGCGGCGCAGAGCGAACCCCGGCGTTCGCATCTGCCGGAACTGAGACGAGACTGACTTCGAGCAACTCCCAGGCGGTCGCGCGCCAGGTCTCGTGCTCGGTTTCGTCGGTGCGGGTGATTTCCCACTTGGTGACGCGGTAGCCGATCGAGACGCCGCGCAGTTCGCCGCGCGCGACCATGCCTTCGATCTGGCGCGCGCGATCGGTCTCACCGAAATGCAGCGTGCCGATCAGGCTGCCGTTTTCGATCCGTACATCGGACACGCGCCCGATGACCGCATCAGCCTCGCGCTGGTTATGCGTGTCGAGCAGGCAAACCAGACCGCTTTCGGCGCGGCCGAGGTCAACCGCCTGCTCGCTGATTTCCAGTTCTTCGGTAAAGTACCAACGCCTGACCGCTGATCCGGCGGAAAGCACGGCTTCAACGGTTCGAGCGGTGGCGTCATAGCTGCTCGGTTCCACCGTCGCGAGGCGGGTGCCCTGAAAGCCGGCCATAGGCTGGCGTCGTTCAGAGACATCCTCAGGTGGCGCGCTCGCGCGCACGAGCATGGTTGTGGCCAACAGCCCGACGGCTGCGACCCTCCGCAGTTGCGACATGTCAGTCTCCTTGAAAACTAGGCCGCTTCGGCCTTGGGGGCGATGTAGCTGGAGGCCACCTGGAGCACCCCCGCATCGGTCAGGCGGCGCGGATCACTGTCGAGGGCGAGGCCAAGATCATCGATCAGATCGTTCACCTGCTTGATTGCCCGCAAATGCTCTTCGGTGTTGATCCCCCGCTCAGCGAGTGACCGGCTCAGCGTCTTGATCCCGCTGCGGATCTCGATCAGCTCCGCCATCAGATCCTTGATCGGATCGACGAAGCGCCGCACCGGCAAGGCATAGCTGACGGTGCAGTCGAGAACCCGCCGATCACCAGTTTCCAGAGCCGCAACCCACATGCGGCGCTGGACAGCCGGCTTCACCAGGCGCGGGATGATGATATTTTGCTGCCAGTCATCCAACAGCGCCCATTGGCCGAGCATCGCAGCGCGCAGGCTGGAATAATTGGCCTGCGTAACGTCGCCCGTCATCCGGTGATAGGGGGCAAGGGTTGCGGATGCCGCCGCGAGCTGCTGCCTGATAAAATCGACTGCGCCACCAGCCTGCGTCGGATTGATGGTCTGAACCTGATCGCCCTGCTGCGCGCGGTAGATCATCCCGGGCGATACCGATTCTTCAAGGCGGCCCGTGCGGGTCGGCTCGGGCTTGGCCTGCCCGGTGGTCGATAGCGGGGACGTCCCTTCGCCACTGCCGGGCACGAGGATCAGGCCCAGGCAAGCCTGCACCTTTTGCTGCATGCGCACCGCATCCTCGATATCGCCGATATCGTTCAGATCGAGCGCAACCGATGCGAGCCAGGACACGCCACGGGTTTGGCCGAAGCGCTGTCGATCATAAAGATGATCGACATGCTGGGCGCCCACAGGCGCCGATTTGTAAGTCGACAGCAATGCCATTGAGCCGGGATGTCGATCAAACAGCCAATAGGCAGTGCGATCGTGCCCTCGATCAAATTCGACGCCTTGCACGATGCGTGAGCCGTCAGCCCGGTCCTCCTGCTTGGCCTGGTCGAGATAATCGCCTTCGAGGCCGCTGATACGGTTGTTGGGCACACCCGCGCTATCGCGCCAGACGGTAAGGGCTTCACCCCCGATGATCGTCGTCTGAGTGGCAATCTTCTCATACCCGTAGAAATCATCTTCCCCGTCGACCTTGGATTCAGCCCACCGGTTCCAATGATCCTGCGCCTTTTGCGCTACCGCTTTGTCTGTATGCGCGAACTGCGGCGCGATCCCGTCGCCAACCGCATCAGCCACCATGTGGCGAACCGCGCTGTTCACATATTTGTTGTTGCGGAACATCTCATAGCCGGCGCCGCGAAGACGCGCGACGGCGCGAGCATTTTCCGCGTCGGCATCAGTGTTCGGCCGCTTCAATCCACGGCCTCTACGTCCAAAGGAGGCCGCATCATATTGGCGATAGGCAGCGATACCGGCGCGCGCAGCGATGCGCTGCGCGGTCCAGCTGGGCGCGAACGGTTCGATCGCGCGGTCTATCATCTCGCCAAAGCGCACGGATCAGTCCCTTTCGAACCGTGCGAGAGTGGTCCCGCCGCTCATCGTGCGCGGCATCATCGCGTCCGCTGCGCGCTGGCGAAAATAGGCCAGCGCGGCGCGGATATCGGAAATTGAACGATAGGTGACACGCTCCCCATCGCTCTCGATCGTCGCTTCGCCGGATGCCATCCCCGCCTCAAGGGCGCCGATCTCGGTCGCATAGTCAGGTGCGGGCATCAGAACCAATCCTTTGTCGGGGCGATCCAGTCGCTCTTGACGGCGACAGGATCTTCTTGCGTTTCAGGTTCAGGCATTTCCGTCGGCGTAGATGCCGGTGGAAATGCCATGGACAGCAGGTCACCCTGATCAGGGTCTTTAGGCGCATACCGCTCGGCCCGCAGGGCGGCCCAATCGGCTTCGGTCAGCGTGTCCAGCATCAGCTTGGCAGCTGCGGCCATCGCGTAGATGCGGCAATCGAGATAATGGTTCTGTCGCCCTGGCATCGGCGTCCAGCGCCGATCAGGGAAACCGTTGATCATCTTGACGACGATCGTTTCCGCCGTCGCCTGTTCGGGCCAGTCCTCCGGCGTGTCACGGCTCAGATGGACGCGGCCGACTGGGGTCGCGATATCGCCGCCGCCTTCGACTGCCTCGGTCACCGCCTGCATCGAAGCACGGAGAAATCCGTACCAACTGAGCTTCAGGCCATCGATCCCGACGATGAAGGCCTTGTCCTCCATCTTCTTCGATGCGGCGCCGGCTCTACGTCCCTGCCGGTCATACGCGATGGCTTCGCCTCGCCCGATCGGCGGACGGCTCCAACCGTGACGGCCGAAGATCGGCGTCCGCCTGGGCCGTTTAGCGCAATATGCTTGCGCCGCTTCGGTGTGATAGCCCGCGTCAACGCATTCCTGATCGATCGGGAACACCCGGCCGCCGGGAAACGCGATGCCCCGTTTCGAATATTCGTCCAGATCAGCCCAGGCGCCTTCACCAGGGACATCTGTTGCGCCCGGAATGAAGCGGGCATCAATCTGCCAGCTCTCTGAGCGCTCGGCATAGCCGACGACCTCGGCATAGACCCCGTCGCCCTGGACATCGACACCCAGCACGGTGACAACCGGCCCAATCGGCATTTGACCGCGCCCCCAATTCTGCTCCCGCAGAGTGGCAAGCGCCTCATAATCAGGCGTATCGCCCTTCAACTCGAACTCGATACCACGCTTGAGGTTCGTCCAGGTCTTGAGCTTCGATATATCGCCCTGGGCATCCCGAAAGCCGACCGCCATTTCCGCCCAACTCTGGAAAGTCGATATCTCACCGGGCAGGTGAAAGCCGCGCTTCAGGCTCTGCGGCATGCGCTGGCGCAACCCTTGAAACACTTCCTCGCTCAACACCCGGGGCACGGCCTCCCCGTCGATAACGTCGGACAGCCATCCATCTGACAGCTTCATCGACGGTTTGCGCCAATGGTCGATCCGCTCGACCCCGCAACAGGGCGGGGCCAGATAGGCGTCTTCATGGCGCCCCTCTGGCCATTGAATATCTTCCCACTGGGGGATGAACCGATCCCCGCATTCGGGACATTTGAAATAATATCGCCGCCGATCGCTCGCGCGGTAAGCTGCGCCAATCTTCGACGATCCCTTGATAGTAGGGGTCGATATCTTGATCCGTTTCGACATGCCGCGCGAGCGCCAGACCTTCAGGCGCTCGTCGATCATGCCTTCGGGCGAGCCCTGACCATCCAGATCCGACGGAAACTGGTCCAGATCATCCTCGACCGCATAGCGCACCGTGCGCTGGCGCAGGTTCGCTGCCGAATTCGCGCCGGCCAGCAATATGTAGCTGCCGCTGCCAGCTCGGGTGAACAGGATCTTCTCACTGGTCGACCCGTCGCCATTGGCAAGGCCCTGTGCCCGGATAGTCCCGCCCCGCTTCGGGTTCAGCCTGGGCGAAGCCTCCACCATCGGCCAGAATTTCTCGGCCGCCCATGCTGTGGCAGCCTTCGCCGTCGCCTGCACGAACATTGCCGGCCCCGGCGCCTGGTCGCTGATAAAGCCCAACCAGTTTTCGGCGCTGGCCGATCCGCCAGACTGGGCGCATTTCATCACATCGACCTCTTCGCAGGGGTCGTGTGGCGATAGTGCGTCCATGATCTCGACCAGTTCTGGCGCCGTTTCGTGCCGCCAGAGGCCAGGTATCGGTGCATCGTCCGGAAAGTAGCGAAACTCGCCGGCCCATTCGGACACATTCATACGCTTCGGAGGCCGGATGCCGGCAGCCAGGGCGCGGTTCAGCCTGGCAACATTCCTACGAAGCACACCGCCAGCAACGCCGCCAAACCGATCATAGTCGAAAGCCGTCATGCGGCCTCGGCTTCCGGTTCGGCCTCATCTTCGTCATCGCGGGTCAGGGCGCCGCGCTCGATTGCATCAGCCAAGGCATTGAACGCCGTGTCGCAGGCCTCGACCATCAGCATCATGACCGATCGCGGATCACGCTGGGCCGCGATCTGCTCAGCTCGGCCGCGCAACTCCGCTTCGACGCGCTCGCGTGCCATGCGCCCCAAGTTGCCCAAGCGCCGTTCCACCTCGACCATGGGTACCAGCTGACGGGCCACTTCCGCATTCTTCATGCGGCGGGAAACTAGTTCCTCTTCGGCCACCTCAACGCGGACGGCTGCAGCGTTGCGGACCGCCGGCGATGACGTGTCAACATCTAGAGCCAATTCGCTAGGCACGCCAGTTTCGCCGATAGCCGTCGTCGGCCGTCCGCGTGTCGGATCAATGCGAGCATTGAGCTTCGCATCGGTCCGCGCGACATCAACCGCCAGCTTTCCGTCGGGGCCCTCTGCAAAGACGAGAAGGCCTGCCTTTTTCCAATTAGAGACGGCCGATTTCCCGACACCGCGATGCGCGGCGAACTCAGCCTGCGTCATCAGCGCCATGATCAACCCTCGTACACTGCCGTGAACCGGTTCAGTTCACAGAGTTCAAAATGGAAAACACCCCTTGAACCGTAAAACCCTGCGCCTCGCCCCACCGCAATAGGCGGCCACCCCCAGGAAGGACCCGTAGGGGGGAGGGGGCGACCAGCCTTGCCGGAAACGACAGCGCCCCGCCGGGCAAGGGGCCAGGCGGGGCGCTGTAAGAGGAGAGGGCGCTGGCTTCGCACAAAGGCCCGCCACCAGCGTATCTATGAATTAGCCGATCTGAAGCGAAAGACGAACAAACATTATTTGCATGACGCAACATTCTACCCCTTGCACCGTGTCTATGCGCGCATTTCTGCGGCATTCAGCCTGTCGCAGATGCAGTTTAAGGCGCGGCCATAGCGCATGCGCAGGCCGTCGGCACCGCGCTTCATCTGCATCGGCTTGAGCAGCGCACGCCACGGCACCACCTTGCGCCCCGCTGCCAGCGCCGTGACGGCCAGCACCACCAGCTTACGATCGCGCTCGGGCGCATAGGCCAGCCAGCCCGACGCCTCTTCCATCCGCTTCAGCTGCTCGCGCGATAGCGGGATGCGCGGCACCGGCTTATCCTCATGCGCAGCCCAGTCCCACCAGTCCCGCACGATGAGGTGCCACGGGCCGTCACTGGCGAAGCCCCAGGTGCCACCCTCAGTGCGCCACTGGAACTGCATCGCCTCCACGAGCCGCGCTTCCAGCCTGTCGAAGTCCCAGAAATCGGACGTAAGGACGCCCGCTTCCACCATGGCTGCGGTGGAAGGAGTTAGCCACCGCCGTTCGCTACCTTTCATGATCCGATATTCCTCAATGATTACAGATGATTATAGATATTGAGTGGAATGATTTTGGAAGGATGGAAGGACATGGAAGGATAAATAGGGTTCGTATCGCGCACACATGCGCGCATGTGCATGTATGTGGGGCGCACCTCTGATCATCCATCCAATCCTTCCAAACCCGCAGAAAACCACGCCTCGCGCTCCTTCCGATGCTTCCAAATGGCTCATTCCGTGGAAGGACTATTCCTTCCAATCGTCAGAAGGGGGGGGTGGTATCGTCAGGATCGTCCACCGGCGCCGCAGGCGATGAGGGTTCGGGAGGCGGCTCAGCAGCCTTGTCCTGCGACCCGAAGCGCCCGGCCTTGATGTCGGCCACGTCCACCGTCGCTTCGATGTCGAGCCACCAGACGCCGTTCGACGTCTTCCGCTCATAGCCGCGATCTTCCATGGCCTTGGCGAAGCCCTGCGAGGTCCATTCGGCCGCGCCCGCCTCCCTGACCCACTCATTGAAGATCTCCAGCAGCTCGGAGGATCGCGTTCGCGCACCATCCTTGTCGGCCGTACAGTCGCGAAGGAACT